ATAATATAAAAGATAGTTTCTGTGTTCTTCCATGGATACACTTAGCTACTCAAACTATCGGGACAGTTACCCCTTGCTGTGTGACAGAAATGAAAAACAGCATGTCTACAGCTACTACAGAGGAGAGTGATAAAGAACATTTATTTCTTTCTAAAGATAGCTTAGAATCTATAACTAACTCTAAAAGATTTAAAGCAGTACGTAAAGATATGATGAACGGAGTAAAACCGCTAGTATGTCAAAAATGTTTTAAGTATGAAGACCAAGGTGTAGGATCTAAAAGGCAAGAAGCTAACACATTATATGCAAAACATATCAAAGACTGTCTCCCTAACACAAACCCAGATGGAAGTTTAATAAAAGTTAATTACAAATACGTTGAATTAAGATTAGGTACCGTATGCAATTTAAAGTGTACTACTTGTAATCCATTCTCATCTAACAGGTGGCATCAAGACCTACCTGGTCTAAAAGGAACAGAGTTCGAAAATGATTATTATAAAGTAGACATAAAAACTGAATGGTATAGGGACTATAAGTTCTATGATGAACTTTATTCTAAATGTGACAACTTGCAGGAAATCTGGATTAATGGTGGAGAACCAACTTTAATTAAAGAGCACGGTTATTTTTTAGAGAAATTTATTGAAGATGGGTCTTCTAAGGATATTGATCTACACTACAGTTTAAATTGCACTCAGTTCCCTGATAAGTTTATTGAAATTTGGAAAAACTTTAAAAATATTAGAATTCATTTATCTATAGATGATATCGAAGAAAGAAACTACTATGTTCGTTTCCCCTCAGATTGGAATCAAATAATGAAGTCCTTAAATAAAATATTAAAGTATCGAGATATATTTACTTTAGAATTATGTCAAACAGTAAGCTGTTTAAATGTTTTTAATATAGATAATTTTAAAAAGTTTGCTGACGATAGTAATCTATTTATTGCCCATAATTATGTTCATTACCCTGATCATATGCATGTTAGTTTAATACCTGATGAAATGAAAGCTAAAATTTTAAGTAATATAAAGTATTTAGAAGAACATGAAATACATAAACTTAAAGTTGAATTAGATAGAAAACCAAATCTTAGAGATGCAGATAGATTCTATTCATTTATAAGAATTATGGATAGAACAAGGAACGTAAAAATTTACGATTATTTACCCGAATGGGAACCATATAAAGATAAATTTAAAATTAAAGCTATATGAAAAGTTTATGTGCCATTCCCTGGGTAGGCTTTTCTAACGACCCGGACGGTTCAATTCGTCCTTGTTGTATTTCAAAAGAACAAGTTACCAAACCTGATGGAAGCAATTATTATACTCAATTAGATAACATTAAAGATATATTTCATAGTGACTATATGAATAATCTTAGAGAAGAATTTACTCAAGGCAAAAAGCCTAAAAATTGTGAAGTATGCTGGAAAGATGAAGAAAATGGGTATACTTCTAAGAGAGAAAATTATAATAAAATTATTAAAGACCACTTAGGAGAATGGGCAACCCCCGAAAATTTAGAGAAAAAACCTTTATCTGAATATCCAATCGATTTTCAAGTTATACTAACTAATGCCTGTAATTTAAAGTGTAGGAGCTGTGGTAGTTCCCACAGTACTGAATGGTATAAAGAACTAAAAACCATGCCTTCGTCGGACATAAGCGGCATTAGTAATCACCTTTACGAATTACCACACGGACAGGCTGGAGGAACAAAGAGTGAATTTATAACTTCAATGGAAGAATGGTTACCCTATGCTAAAAGAATAGAAATTGTTGGAGGAGAACCTTTTTACACTAAAAACTGGGAAAATGCTTGGGAATTAATGATTAAAAAAGGATTCGCAAAAGATATAACTTTAAATATGTCTACTAATGGTACTTTATGTAACGAGGCACTATTAAGAAGAATTGCAGATAACTTTAAACAGGTAGGGATAGGTTTAAGTATAGATGGATTTGGAACTACATTTGAGTATTTGAGAAAAAATGCTGAATGGGAAAAAGTGAAGTTAAACATTTTTAACTTTTATTCACTGTATAAAGAGTACATACACTTAGATAAACTATTTTTTAACTACACGTACACCTTATCTTGGATAAATGCTTACGAATTGCCTGAGTTTGACGATTGGATTAAAAAACATACACCGGAATTCTCACTATGGATAAATGTAATACACAACGCTTCCCATATGTGCCTATATACTCTCCCAGTTGAAACAAAAGATAGAATAAAAAGTAAATGGGATAAACACGACTGGGGATCCAACCAAACAGATATTGACGGCTTGATTAAGTTCATGTATAGCACTCAGCCAAATGAAAAAGAGTTAAAGATAGAATATAATAAGTTTACTATTTTAGATAGGTATAGAAAAGAATCTACATTTGATATAGTAGGAAAAAATTACCCTGAATTAAAAAAGTATGTCTAGACCTAAAATATTTTTAAGAGATCCCTGGGATGACGTGACGAATAAAGATTCTGGTTGGGGAAACCGATTGATTACCTGGCTGGCAGCTTGTATACTAAATAACAGTATGGGCAATACCCATATAATAAAAGTACTTCCTGAAGAGTTTCCCTAACTTACTTTAATAGATTTTCCAAATACTGAATATACTACTCTATATGAAATAAATAAAAAAACTACTCCTATTGTAGATATAGAAGTTGAAGAATGGATAAAAAATGATAAAATAAAATTAAATAATCAACTATCGTACACTAATGCTTTTACTTACGGAAATACTCTAGATCTGGTTGAAGCTTTTTTTAATCCGAATACTGATGCTTTTGGTTCTATGAAAATAAAAAATAAAATTATTCACGAAAAAATAAAAGCCACAGTACAGGGCCGTACTGGTATTCATATAAGAAGAGGAAACGGGGTATATTTAGACCATCATGATATACTAAGCATACCTAGAGGGTATATGAAGTACTACAAGCTATGTCCTGAGTGTGATCCTAACTATGCATTTATAAGAGATCAAATTTATTTTGATATAATAGATGACCTAATTAAAAAAGATAAAAATGCAAAGTTTTTTATAGGAATAGATGTTAATGAGAATGCTATCGAATACTACAAAACTAAATACCCCGGTAGGATAAAAACCTGCAAAGATATTGTTAAAGAAAATAAAAAAGTACTTAACGACGCAAAATTTCTAGATCCTAGACTACAGTTAAAAGATATGGGGTATGACTTAATAGATTTTTTTAGTTTGAGCTATACTGAAACAATAATTCATAGCCCACCCTCTTCTTGGAGCTATATGGCTAGTCATATCGGTGGACACTCTCAAACTTTTGCGAAAAGTGAAATGACTTTAGGAAGAGTATATAATGAATATAATAATTTAAATTACGCAAATCATAATAAAAATGAATATAAATTGCAGTTCATTTCAAGGGATAACATTATTTGAAAATAAAGTTGCAGAATGGTTTAATGCACCGTATGGAGTAGCAGTAGACTGCTGTACTCATGGACTAGAATTATGCCTTAGGTTATTAAATACTAAAGAAATAATAGTACCTAAACATACCTACCTGTCCATACCTATGCTGTCAGATAAATTAGACATAAAAAGAGTATGGACGTCACAAGAATGGAGTAAATACTACTACATCACAGACAACATAATAGATGCAGCGGTCCTTTGGGAGCAGAATAGCTATATATCTGGAACTTTTATGGTACTTTCGTTTCAATTCAAAAAGCATTTAAACTTAGGTAGAGGAGGAATGATATTAACAGACAATAAAGAAGCAGCTGAACAACTACGTAAAATGACATATGATGGTAGAACGTTTGACAAACCTTGGGCTGAACAAGATATAGAGACTATAGGGTACCATTACTATATGACTCCGGAAACAGCTGAAATAGGAGTAAGTAAACTACCAAAAGCTATTGCTACTAAACCCAGGGGATGGAGTAGTTTAGATTACCCTAATTTAACAAATTTAAAAGTATTTAAAAATGGTTAATGTAGAAAATGAATACGGTAAATTAAAAGAAGTTATAGTAGGTAGAGTTGATAATGCTAATCAACCTTACCACGGTACTGACTTACATGCAATTAATTATGCAGATAAAGATAAAATACCTTTATTAGAAAGAGGGTTATTTAATGCTCAAGTATATGAAGAATCAATAGAAGATTTAGATTTACTATCATCTGCATTAGAAGATTTCGGAGCAAAAGTACATAGACCCAATATATTAGATACTGAAAAAACCGTTTCTAACGGTTATTGGGAAACAGATCAATACTATACATTCTGCCCTAGGGATACTATGACAGTAATAGGAGATACCATTATAGAATCACCTATGACGTTAAGGTCAAGGCAGTTTGAGACTGATGCTTATAGAGAGCTGTTTATTGACTATATGGACAAAGGAGCTAAGTGGGTATGTGCACCGAAACCTAGATTAACAGATGATTCCTACCAAAGAGACGATTTAGGTAAATTAACTTTGACTGAAGTAGAACCTGTATTTGATGCAGCTAATATACTCAGACATAATGATGATATATTATACCTAAATTCTAATACAGGAAACTACAAAGGTTACGTTTGGTTAAAGAATCTTTTAGGAGATAAATATAAAGTTCATTTTTTACAAAATATGTATTCATATTCTCATATAGATTCAACTATTGCTATATTAAGAGACGGGTTAGTATTAGTAAACCCAGCAAGAATAAGTGAAAAAAATATGCCTGAGTTATTTAAAGGGTGGGATATTATTTATTCACCTCCTATGGTAGATATAGGATATACAGGAGTATTAAGAGCCTCTGAATGGGTGGGTATAAATCTTATTTCTCTAGATGAAAATACAGTAATAGTTGATAATAGACAGAAAGAATTAATCAAAGAGTTAAAAAAGTATAATATTGAAGCGTTAGACTTAAAAATAAGACATTCTAGGACGTTAGGAGGTTCTTTCCATTGTTGTACTGCTGATATGATAAGATTATGATAAAAGTTGATAACATAAAACGTACTTTAATAGGAAATGAGTTCTTTACCTTCGACTATACTAAACAGCCTATCAAAGAAAGTGAAGTTAATAGATGGAGAGAAGAAGGATACTATCATAAAAGCTTTACAGGCGGACTATACAGTAGTAGAAACATTATGCCTAGATGGACTAAAGACATAAGTAACGCTATAGGTTTAAAAAACTGCGGGTATACTTTTTATAAAATGGATACTTTAGATATTATGCCTCCTCATTATGATCATTTTGAAGCTTATTGTAGAATATTTAATAAAGAACAAAATGAAGTATATAGGGCTATACTTTTTTTAGAAGATTGGAAACCTGGTCATTATTTTGAGTATAATAAAACAAGTTTTAATAACTGGAATAAAGGAGACTATGTAATGTACAGTTATGATATAGAGCATGCAGCTAGTAATATTGGAATCCAACCTAGGTACACTTTGCAAATAACAGGTACGAGATGAAAAAACTTATTACATCAGGATGCAGCTATACTCAATATAGGTATAAGACTTGGGCAGATCACTTATCTAAGTATTTTGATGAGTTTAAAAATTTAGGAGAAGCTGGTTCTGGACAAAAATTTTCGTATATTACTATTACTGACTATATTAATTCAAATAAAAATAAAGATCTTTCGAACCATACTTTTATTATTCAATGGAGTTCACTTCTTCGTCATGATTTAATTAAAGTAAGAAGCACATATCAACATTTAGGTCAAATAGATAATAATGAAAATTTTAACGAAGAATATATTAATAAGTACTTTAGTGTTGAAGGAAACGCAATAGAATTAGTAAATTACATAGATCATTTAAATTTACTTTCAGATAAATACAAATTTAAACTTTATATGTTTTATATGTTTGAACCTTGGATAGATTATTTTGCAGGAGAACCTACAGGGTATAGTTTACCTTTACTTAGAAAAAAAACTATAGAATTTTTATCTAGCCAATCTTGTAAAATATTAAAACATTATGCTTCTAAAGAATATTGGATAAATCCATCTTTAGAAAGATTTAGTTTAGGTAACGAAATGAGAAAAAAAGGAGAAGATGATCATCCTACAACTGAACAACATAAGTTATACTCAGAATTAATTTACAGGTATATATGAAAATAGGATTTATAGGAGTAGGTAAATTAGGAAAAGACGCTGCTGAAGTCATGGCAGAAAAGCACGACGTTATCGGCTATGACATTACAGAAGTACAGCCTGAAAATTTTATAATGGTATCGACTATTAAGGACGTATGTCAAAATCGTGAACTTATATTTGTAGCCGTACCTACACCTCACGACCCGGACTATGATGGCCGCTACCCTACCTCACACTTACCCAATAAAGATTTTGACTATACTATAGTTAATAATGTACTAGAGGAAGTAAATAAACATGTAACCAAAGATCAGCTGATAGTCCTTATATCTACAGTACTCCCCGGGACTGTAAGGAGAGAGTTTATAGATAGGATACCAAACGGTAGATTTATTTACAATCCTTATTTAATAGCAATGGGTACAGTAAAGTGGGATATGGTTAATCCTGAAATGATTATAATAGGGACTGAAGATGGATCTACTACTGGAGATGCTAAGCTATTATTAGAGTTCTACGAAACCTTTATTACTGAGGGTACAAGATACGAAATAGGAACTTGGGATGAAGCAGAAGCAATTAAGATATTTTATAATACATTTATATCTACTAAAGTAGCATTAGTAAATATGATTCAAGATGTTGCAGAAAAAAATGGTAATATAAATGTAGATAATGTAACTCAAGCATTAGAAAAGTCCGAACAACGCATAGTTGGAAAAGCTTATATGAAAGCCGGAATGGGAGATGGAGGAGGATGTCACCCTAGAGATAATATAGCTTTAAGGTATATGGCTGAAAAATTAGATATAGGTTACGATTTATTCGATGCTATTATGTTAGCTAGAGAAAAACAAGCTAAGAATTTAGCTAACAGACTAATTATAGAGTCAGATAAAGCTAACCTTCCAATAGTAATACTAGGTAAATCTTATAAACCAGACGTACCTTATGAAGACGGATCTACATCTATACTAGTAGGACACTACTGTGTATCTCACGATTCAACAAAAGAAGTAATATTCGACCCTATAGAACCTATAAAAGCAGTTTACCTTCTTGGACACATGGGGAAACATCATGATTATAATTTCCCTAAAAACTCAGTAATAGTAGATCCATGGCGTTCATATAAGAGTAGTAGAGATATTGAAATAATACACTACGGAAATACTAGATAAAAGTTGGTAAACATTAAAAATAAACTTATATTGTAATCAATGAGGAATTTATGGATTTATGGATGTTCTTTCTCTTATCCTTTTTGGGACGGGGAAATTAAAGACGCTGGAGTACCGGAAATAACAACAGCAGAAAGTTGGCCTAGTATATTATCAAAGAAATTAAATTACAAATGCCAAAATAGAGCCCAGCCAGGTTATGGTTGGAATCATATTTCTTATACTTTAGAAAAAGATATAGTAGAAGGTAGAATAAGGAAAGACGACATTATCGTAATTTCCCCTTCGTTTTTCTCTAGAGTTACTTTTCCTGAAGTAGACGACGATAAGATACCAAATCAAGATTTAACTGAATTTGCAGCCAGGTACTGTTATGACCAATCTACATTCGTTCAAATGAATATAAAAAGATTTAGCTATAAACTTTTAACTTTAAAAGAGCTGGGGTATAAAGTAGCAGGATGGATTTGGTCTAACCCTATAGATGTTGGATGCTCATTCCGGGACTACCACCTACTTAAGGTTAAAGAAAGTTTAATCCCAGCACCAAATGGCAACTTAATATGGGAGGACTGGATAATTAAGAACCCTGAGTGTATGGTTATACCGGGAGAATTCCGACCTTCCTTCGGCTGGGATGGTGATACTCATTTTAGTTCCTACGGTCATAAGATAGCAGCAGAACAAATATACAGCTCTGTATCAAAATTTAGTAAAGTTGAAATTATATAAATGAAACAAGAACTCAAACTTATAGCAGTAGACTTAGACGGTACTTTATGTTATATACCAGAAGGAGAAGAACATTTAGGTATATCTAAGTACATACACTGTAAACCTATTGCAGAAAATATAAAATTGGTTAATAAGCTATATGATAGTGGCCATGAAATTTTTATATACACTGCAAGAGGTATGGCTACTTTCAATTCTGATGTAACAAAAGTATACGCTAATTTATACGAACAGACTTTAAATCAATTAAAAGACTGGGGTGTAAAGCATAGTAGGTTAGTTATGGGAAAACAATCATTTGACTACTTACTAGACGATAAGGGACTATCTTTACGAGAAAAACATGTACTTGAAAGTTTATTAATCAAAAAATAATTCATATATTAATTTAATGGCAGAAAAAACTACTAATAAGATAACTAAAGACGAACTTTTAAAGTTCAATAACTTTATAACTAAAAGGCAGCAAATTTTAAGTAATTTAGGTACTACTGAAGTACAGCTGAAAGCAATCAACATACAAAAAGAAAACTTATTTTCTGATCTTCAAAAACTAGATGTTTTGGAAAGTGATTTTACTCAAGAATTGTCAGGAAAGTACGGAAAAGTTTCTGTTGATGTGAATACCGGCGATATTAGTTCAATTTAGTATTTGTTTTAGATCTCTTTGCACTATTTATTTAAGTAGGCAACCACACTACTTATACAGCTGGTTTGGATTAACTCACGATATTTATATAAAAACACTTAAATAATTTAACATGGCAGAGACTATAATTTCACCTGGTATCCTAACAAGAGAGAACGATATATCCTTCGTTTCACCTGCTCCCCAAGCAGCTGGCGCAGCTTTTATCGGACCAACAGTTACCGGGCCAATCGAACAACCAACAGTAGTTACATCGTTCGGTGAATACACAAGAAGATTCGGAAGAGTCTTTACTTCAGGTTCTACTTCTGTTGAATACTTTACCTCATTAGCAGTTAAAAACTATTTCGATCAAGGCGGTACAACAGCCCTAGTTACTAGAGTAGTTTCTGGATCAGCCGGATGGGCACCTGCAGCCGCAACCCCTATCTCAGGATCAGGAGTTCATGCAGCCGCTGCTGTAATCAGCATAGAGACTCTAGGAAAAGGTATTCAATATAATAACGTTACTGGTAGCGATTATGTAGGAGGTACAGACGAACTTTCTAATGGATCACTTAAAAGCGGATCATCAGATAACTTCAGATGGGAAGTAACTAACGTTGATACTAATAAAGGTACTTTCTCCCTTTTAGTAAGAAGAGGAGATGACAATCACAAGAATAAAATTATTCTTGAAACATTTAGTAATCTAAGTTTAGATCCAAACGAAGATAACTATATCGAAAAGCAAATTGGTACAACCACTACTTCGAAAACATCAGACGGTAATAACACATACCTTACTGCAGATGGAGAATATCCTAACAGATCTAATTATATTAGAGTAGCAGCAGTAAATAAATCTACTCCTGGATATAAAGGAACAGACGGTATTACTATAAGTACTGATGCAGCTGGAAACAGCTTTACAGCTTCACTACCTACTGCAGCTTCAGGAGGTTTTGCATCAGCAACTGGAACTAACCAAATCGATGGAGCTCTATACTTTAAAGATGTTGACAACTCAACTGGTGGAATCCAAGGATTGATTGGAGCAGATTATAACGATGCTATTTCAATCTTAGATAATAAAGATGAATACCTCTTTAATATCATTTCAGCACCTGGATTAGTTCACTCTTTAGCAACTAACGGAGCTACACAAATAGATAATATCATCTCACTTGCAGAAACAAGAGGAGACTGTATCGCAGTAGTAGATCTAGTACCTCATGGTACTTCAGCTACAACAACAGTAACAGCAGAAGCATCTGAAATTAATTCTTCTTATGCAGCAACTTACTGGCCTTGGGTACAAGTAGGATCAGCGACAGGTAAAAACGTCTATGTACCAGCTTCAGTTACTATACCAGGAGTGTATGCATTCACAGATGGATCATCAGCACCATGGTTCGCACCAGCAGGATTAGTAAGAGGTGGTATTCCAACAGTACTACAAGCAGAAAGAAAATTAACTAGATCAGAAAGAGACACCTTATATACTAGTAATGTAAATCCAATCGCTACTTTCCCTGGACAAGGAATTGCAGTATTTGGACAAAAAACACTACAGTCTAAAGCATCTGCCTTAGATAGAGTAAATGTAAGACGACTGTTAATTGAACTTAAGAAATTCGTAGGCGACCAAGCTAACAACTTAGTATTTGATCAGAACACTATTACAACTAGAAACAAATTCTTATCAGCTGTTAATCCATTCTTGGACTCAGTAGTACAGAGACAAGGATTATATTCTTTTAGAGTAGTAATGGATGATACAAACAACACAGCAGACGTAATCGATAGAAATCAACTAATTGGTCAGATCTTTATTCAACCTTCAAAAACTGCCGAGTTTATCGTTCTAGACTTTACTTTAGAACCAACTGGCGCAACTTTCGGAGGATAATTTAATTAACGAATATTTATAATAAAGAAACACAATGGCAATATTAGATACTAACGAGATAATGTTTAGAGCTTTCGAACCGAAAGTACAAAACAGATTTTATATGGTAATAGACGGAATAGAATCGTTCATGGTAAAGAACGTAGCTGCTCCCAACTTTACAGACAATGCGATAAAATTAGATCACATTAATTCATACAGAAAAATAAGAGGTAAAAGAGAATGGGGAGAAATGACGATGACGTTATATGACCCGATCACACCTTCAGGAGCACAACAAGCAATGGAGTGGGCCCGTTTATCTTATGAATCAGTAACCGGAAGAGCTGGTTATTCAGATTTTTACAAAAAAGATATTACATTAAATCTTTTAGGACCAGTAGGTGACATTGTTTCTGAGTGGATAATTAAAGGAGCTTTTATAACTAGCTTTAATCAAGGATCATTCGATTGGAGTACTGATGAAACAGCTGAACTTGCAGTTACTGTTAATATGGATTACTGTATACTTAATTACTAAGTTTAAATACATACTTTTAAAGACCCGGATTTATTCCGGGTTTTTTGTTGTTTACTATTTATTTTATTCGTATATTTATATTAAATAACCTAAAGTTATAAATCAAAGTTTATGTCAAAATTTAGTTTACCTACCGAAACGGTAGAACTACCATCCAAAGGACTACTTTATCCTGAATCATCTCCTCTAAGTAAAGGGAAGATTGAAATGAAGTATATGACCGCCAAAGAGGAGGATATTCTTACTAACAATAACTATATACAAGACGGAACAGCTCTAGACAAAGCTATTCAGTCCCTAATAGTAGACAAGAGCATTAAATACGGAGATCTATTAGTAGGGGATAAAAACGCTCTTATGATAGCAGCACGTATATTATCATACGGTAAAGATTATCCTATATATTATGACGGTAAGGATTATTTAGTAGATTTATCTACTTTAGAAAATAAAGAACTAGATGAAGATCTATTTAAAGACGGTAACAGTATTACACTAAAACTACCTAATACTGATAATACAGTCACTATAAAACTCCTATCCCATTCAGATCAAACAGCTATTGATGAAGAAGTTGAAGGTAAGAAGAAATTAGAGCCTAAATCTTACTATAGCACCTCTACCAGATTGAAACATATTATTACTTCTATTAACGGAGAAAAAGACGCTGCTACTATTAGAGATTTTGTAGATAATGGACTAACCGCTAATGACGGTAGATGGATAAGAACTAGGTATGCAGAATTACAACCAGATGTTAAATTAGTACATAGGCCAGATGGGCCTGGGAGTGAGGAGGTTCCAATCCCTATTGGGATCGGGTTTTTTTACCCAAGCATGCCCCAATAGGAACAGTTTATTCCGACAAATCCATGAAATAGTATACCATGGTAACGGAGGCTACGATTGGCACACAGTCTATAGTATGCCAATATGGTTAAGGAGCTTTACTTTTAAAACTATTCAAGAACATCTAGATGCTAAAGCTGAAGCACAAAACCAAGCTTCAGGACAAGCCTCCACTAAGGCACCAGTTAAAGGCCCAAACGTTAAACCAGATTTTACTACTAAGAGGAGCTCTAAATAAAAGAGCTCTTCCTATTTATATTATATAACTCTATATAATTATGGCAGAAGAACAACCAATATTCTCTAAAGGGGCAGTACAAGACGTACTTAACACAAGAGATGCAATAAAGGACATACAGAAATCTATGCTTTCCGTTAACAAAGAAAACAAAGAGTTCAACAAAGACTTCTCCCAGATGTATAAATCAGCAGATAATTTTGCATCCGCACAAGAAAACGCCAGGAAGAATACTAGAAGTACTAACACTTTAATTAAAGAAGGTAATGATTTAATAGCAAAAGCTACTAAACTTACTGCTAAAGTCTCTAATTTAGAAAAACAAAGACAGCATGCTTTAGGTGAGATAAATAAAAAACTTAAAAAAGCAGAAAG